CTTGAAACGTCAAGCCAATGGGGTATTTGGGACAGCAACGGCAACCCCGTGGCCGACCCGTCCATTTTTAGGGGCATTACTGGCGCGGCTCTTGAAGCGTTAGGCATTGGGCCGACATATTCGGTTAGTAGCGTTGATTATCGGCGCGAAGGTCGTGTAAGTGACTTCCCCCTTGAAACCGGTAGTTTTGCAACATACAACAAGGTTCAATTGCCCGCAAATCCTGTAGTGGTTCTTGCGCTTGACGCGAGTACCAACGACCGTTCGTTTTTTCTAAATACACTCGACGCGGCGACAACCTCAACCCAAACATTTTCAGTTGTTACGCCCGAAGTTACTTATGTCGGTTATACGATTGACCGCATGAATTATAAACGTACTGCTATACGCGGCGCAAATCTTTTGATTGTAGAATTGTCGTTGCAGGAAGTGCGCGAAGTTTCGGCGGCTTATTCCACACAAGAGATAAATTCGCCGCAAGACGCTGGCGCCACGCCACCCGAAAGCGGCGGTCGTGTCCAACCGGCTACGCCCGCTACGTCCACGTTGCAATCTATCGGTAATCAGTTTCCGGCGCTTCAATCCGATATTGTTTCCTTTATGAACGGGGGGAATTGATATGTTAGAAATTCCCTTACAAAACGTCCCGTCACGGCCTTATTCCGTGGTGTTGGCTAATCAAAATTGCCAAATAAATATTTACCAGAAACCGAACGGTTTGTATTTTGACTTAAACTCGAATGGTGCGGATATTGTAACGGGTGTGCTTTGCCATAACGCGGACCTTCTCGTTTGCATTCAATATACAGGCTTTCAAGGCAACTTATTTTTCATTGACACGCAAGGTACGCAAGACCCGACCTATGACGGCCTCGGTACACGATACAGACTCGTTTATTTGACGGCGGCCGAGGCGGCATTGATATGACGCAATCGTTCGATAACAAAAAAGAATTGAAGTTTGTTATTACGCTTGGCACGGGTAAATTCGGTTCGTCAAACGCCAACCAAATAACCTTAGAAGGTTTCCGCGCACAAGCTTTAATAGAACGTGCGGGCGGAATGATGATGGGGCAGCTTCGCGCCAAAATTTACGGCGTAAGCCAAGCTGATATGAACAGCATTACGACGCTGCAATGGAAGCCGGGAAATACGGTAACGAACACGGTTCAAGTTTTTGCAATCGACGGCGCGCAGCAAAGTTTAGTGTTTCAAGGATATATTATCAACGCTTGGGGCGACTATACGGGCGCTCCGCAAACTTTTCTTATGATACAAGCACAACAGGCATTTATAGACCAAATACAGGCCGTGCCGCCGCGCAGCTATTCGGGCGCCGTGGACGTTGCGACAATTCTAGGTCAAATCTGTAACGACATGGGCTTTACGTTAGAAAATAACGGCGTGTCGGTTATGTTGTCGGACGTTTATGTAGCCAATACCAACATTCAACAAATTCGGACGCTGGCAAAAGCGGCCAACATTGATATTTATTTTGACGACACTATTTTGGCAATTACGCCGCGCAACACTCCGCGTACGGCGTTCGTTCCGATTATCTCGCCGCAAACCGGTCTTGTCGGCTATCCAACATTTGACGGCACGGGTGTAAACTTTATGACGTTATTTAATCCGCAAATTGTTTTCGGCGGGTTGGTTGACCTTCAAACGAGCATTACGCAGGCGGCCGGTAAATGGATTGCGTCGAACATTGGTCTTAATCTTGAAAGTGAAAAGCCTGGCGGCGCCTGGTTCTCAACGGTCAGAGGCACCACTAATGGATTGGCCCCATGACGGCAACGCCCCCAAATCTTTTAGGGTTTTTAACTCCCTCCGATACTTTTGGAAAATACGCTCAAATTCGTTTTGCCGTCATGCAAGCCCTTGAACTTATGCAAACCGCGTTACCGGTTGAAGTTAAATCTTGCACCAATTCCGGCGCCGACTCCCCCGTGGGTTTTGTAAGTGTTCTCCCGCTCGTCAATCAATTCGATGCGCAAGGAAACCAAACACAGCACGGAATAATAAATAATATCCCGTATATGCGCGTTCAAGGTGGCGCGAATGCTGTTATTATGGACCCCGAACCCGGCGATATTGGCATTTGCGTTTTTGCGTCCCGCGATATTTCGTCGGTCAAGGCCAACCGTGCGCAAAGTAATCCGGGCAGTTTCCGGACGTATGACTTTTCGGACGGCATGTATTTGGGCGGCATTCTTAACGGTGCGCCTAGTCAGTTTGTCCAATTTAGTTCGGCAGGCATTGCCATAACTTCCCCGACAGCCATAGTTTTAAATGCGCCGGACATTCAATTAACCGCCCCAACCGTGGAAATTAACGCCACCACCTCGGTTACGGTCACGACGCCTATTTTGACGGTAAACGGGGCAATGAATGTTACTGGTGATATTATGGGAGAAAGTGTAAACTTGAAGACACATACCCATAGTGGGGTAACGACAGGTAGTGGGGATACGGGGCCGCCGGTATGACGCAACTTAACACCCTTCTTTTAGACCAAACGGCTTGGGATTTAGTCCTTGACTCGTCGCGCAATATTGCGCTCGCCAAACCGCCTTACGCAACAGCCCAGGACGTTACGAGCGCCGTAAAACTATTTTATGGCGAGTTGTGGTACGACACGACAAAGGGTGTTAAATACCTACAAGATATTCTCGCCAAACGGCCGCCGCAATCGCTTGTCGAAAGCGACCTTGAAAATGCGGCGCTTACCGTTCCGGGCGTAGACATGGCGCAGTTGGTTATTACGCAGAACGACCGGGTAACCCGGTTGGTTGGTGGGCAGCTTCAATTTATAGACGATATGGGAATCGCGAACGGAGTAACCTTTTAATGTCAATAACAACAAACGTTCCAGATATTCAATTCACCCCAACCGGTGTGGTTATCCCTACCGAAACCGTCGTTCTTGCTGGCGTACAAGCCGACATTGACATTGCATTTGGCGGTGGTGTAAATCCCGCTCTTGAAACGCCACAGGGGCAACTTGCGTCAAGTCAAACGGCCGTCATTGGCGATAAGAACAACGCAATTCTTTTCATTTCAAACGCGGTCGACCCTCAATACGCGGAAGACCGGTGGCAAGATGCAATTGGCCGCATTTATTTTTTAACCCGCATTCCGGCGCAAGGGACGGCCGTTGTTGCGACGTTGACGGGGATTGCTAACACTCCCATTCCCGCCGGTACGCTTGCGCGTGATACCGCGAACAATATTTACGCAAGTACGGGCGCGGCAACAATCGGCGCGGGTGGAACGGTTCAAGTTGAGTTTCAAAATGTTGCGACCGGTCCTATCGCCTGCCCGGCCGGGACGTTGACCGGTGTTTATCAAACTATTCCAGGTTGGGACGCAATTACAAATGCCGCCGACGGAACGCTTGGCCGTACTGTTGAAAATCGAAGCGACTTTGAATTTCGGCGTCAAAACTCCGTCGCGGCAAATGCGAACGGAACGCCACAGGCAATTTACGGAAACGTGTTCGAGGTTCCTAACGTTCTTGACGTTTATGTTTTCAACAATTCGCTTGGACCCTGTGGTTTCACCGGCTCAATATCTGGAACGACTTTAACCGTCACGGCCGTTACGAAAAATAAACTCGGACCGAATAGCGCCGTCTCCGGCTTAGGTGGTGTTGGGGTTTCGGCCGGTACTTTTATTACCGCGCAAGTTAGTGGCACGACCGGCGGCGTCGGTGTTTATACGGTCAACAATTCGCAAACCGTGTCTAGCATGACGATGATTTCCCCCGGCGTTGTCGTTGGTGCGACCAACTATTTTGTCACTTCAAATTCTGTTTTTGTCGGGGTTGTCGGTGGCGACGAGACGGCCGTTGCAACCGCAATTTGGGAGAAAAAAGATTTAGGTTGCGATATGAACGGCAATACGACCGTGACCGTGACCGACCCTAGCGGATATAGCTACCCACAACCTACGGCGCAAATCACTTTTAATATTCCAAACGACCTTTCTATTTACTTTGCCGTAAATATTGTTAATTCGCCGCAGTTACCAAATAACATTGTTGCGCTTGTTCAACAGGCAATTTTAAATCGGTTCACAGGTCAAGACGGTACGAGCCGCGAGCGTCAAGGTGCGACAGTTATTGCCGGTCGATATTACACGGCTATTGCTGGCGCGGCGCCCGGCGTTACGGTTATCGACACTTACATTGGAACGTCGGCGATGGGGGCAACTCTGTTGACAATCCCCGTAGGTATCGACCAATCCCCAGGTACGGCGGCGGCAAACATCGTCGTTAATTTGGTGTGAAATGCAGAACGTCGATAAAACAATAATAAGTCAATACGCGAACAGCCCGACGTTAAAGGCGTTGATTTATAATTTTAATCAGTATATCGACCCTCTAACCGACTTCGATAATTTCTATAATTACGTTTGGAATGTCGAAACCGCGCAAGGTTTCGGCCTTGATATTTGGGGCCGAATCGTCAATGTCGGACGCGTTCTTAAAATTCCAAACGCTCCAAATTATTTAGGGTTTAGTCAGGCCACGCCGGGCGCCCAACCATTCGGACAAGCTCCGTTTTATTCCGGCGCGTCGTCAACCTCGAATTTTGCCCTAAGCGACCCGGCTTACCGGACGCTTATTATGGTCAAGGCTCTTGCCAATATTTCACGAACCACGGCGCCCGCCATAAATCAGCTTTTGAGTAATCTTTTCGCAGGCCGTGGCCGCGTATATGTTAACGACCTTGGGGGTATGAAGTTTCGCTATACGTTTGAGTTCTTGCTTACAGCATACGAGTATGCGATTGTTACCCAATCGGGAGCCTTACCTATACCGGGCGGGGTAGAAGTGTCGTTGTTGAACAGTAGTTTACCTGTTTTTGGGTTTAAGGAAATGGGCGCCGGGGCGGCCCCTTTTGGTCAAGCGCCCTTTTTGGCAGCAAGTGCAACCGCGAGCATAAATTAAAGGGACGTAAAAATGCAATTAAGTTCGGCTCCGTCAAAACTTCCACTCCCTTTCGCCTCCGGTTCCGGCACGAAAACAAACCCTATTCCGGAAGCGTCACAAATTGGCGTTCTTGCTGGCGCGGCGTCTCTTACCGACGGATTCCCGCCATTATGTTTGACACCAATCGAAGCGGGCGGCGTTCCACCGTCCGGCAACGATATGAACGGTATTTTATTTCAGGCCACGGCGATTGCCCGTTGGAATAATGCTGGTGGGGGTTATCCTTTTGACGGCACATTTGCGAGCGACACCAATGTAAACGGTTATCCTAAAGGTGCGCGCGTTCTCCGTTCGGACGGTTTGGGCTATTGGTATAATACTGCCGACAACAACACGACCAATCCCGAAACGAGCGCGTCGGCCGCTATTGCGGCGGGCTGGTTGCCAGATTTTACGACCGGCGCGGCCGACGTGACTATGACGAACGCTAACGTCACTTTGACGCCTTTACAATACGGTCAACCTCGTATTATTATTACTGGCGTTCTTACCGCGAGCGTCAATTTAATTTTCCCCGCAATCGTGGGAAATTGGACGGTACTTAATCAAACAACAGGTGCTTATAATATTACCGCAAAAACGGCAGGCGGTACTGGCGTAGTTGTAACGGGTGCGCAAGAAATTGTCGGAGACGGCACAAATATTTATGACGTTTCGGCAATTGCCAACGCGTTAATTTCAACAAACAATCTTTCGGACGTTGCAAGTCAACCGACCGCGCTTACCAATCTTAAAGTCGCCCCTCAAATTCAAACCGTGTCGGGTTCTGTTGCAACGAACGCTTTGACCGTAGGTTACGGCGGTGGCGCTCTACTTTTCCGCAATGCTACTTTAAATTCCGGCACTCCCGTATCGGCGGCGGTCGGCAGCTTATCGCTTGTCGTCCCAAGCGGAGCAACTCTCGGCACGACCTCCACCGTTCAAGCCCAATTGGCTTTACTTGTGGCCTATAACGCCGGAACTCCCGTTTTGTGTATTGCCAACGTTTCTGGCGGCGTCAATCTCGACGAAACGACTTTAATAAGCCCGACAACTATTAGTTCGGGCGCTACGTCCGCAAGCACTATTTATTCGGCATCAACTGTTGCCTCCAACTCCCCTTTCCGTGTCGTCGGGTACATTACGGCCACGGAAGCGACGGCGGGAACGTGGGCGACGGCACCAACACTTGTTCAAGGCGCAGGCGGTCAGGCTGGCACCTCTTTACAATCGTTAGGTAACGGCCAAACGTGGGCAAACTATAGTGGTAGTCGCACGACAAGCACAACCTATTACAACATAACGTCCAAGCCAATTTTCGTTTATGTAAACGCTCAAAATTCTGCAAACCTTCAAGTGATAATTAACGGAGTTAGCGCGTCGGCCGGTGTTTCAAACGCAAGTCAAGTTCCAGTTTCATTCATCGTTCCGCCTGGCGCGTCGTATTCAATAACCGGGCCTTCAACGGTTGGCGATTGGTTTGAACTTAGATAAAAGGAAAACGTTATGGGTATTTGGAAAAATTCGACCGACGGAACTTTGCATGACGACATGAGCGGCACGGCTTTGTCGTTACCTAATTGGCCTGTAGGTTTGACGCTATTAACCGACGAACAGGTTGCGGCCGCGCGCGCACCAACAACGGCACAATTACACGCCGTGTTAGTAGCGCAAGCACAAGCCGCGCTTGCCGTCTCCGATAACGTTGCGATTCGTTGCGCGAAAAAAGGTGTATCGTTTTCAACTTGGCTTTCTTACGACGCGGCGCTTGTCGCAATCGTCAACGGTTCGGATACGACAAGTACGAGTTTGCCGACCATGCCCGCTTATCCTGTGGGGTCGTAATGCTTAGTTTACAGCTATCGACAAACCAAAATTGCCAACAATCTCTTGCGATTGGAATGACGCAAGGAGACATTATCGCATCGGCTTTTACGATAGCTATTGACGGCGTGCCGTTTAATCTTACCGGCGCGTCGATATGGATAAACATCGCATTTAATACGCTCGTTAAATATTCGTGTCAGGTTGTTGACGCGGCGAATGGTACGTTTTTCTTAAATATTGGGAGTACCGCGACGGCTTTGTTTGAGCCTGGCGTTTATGATTTTGACCTGTGGGTTCAGCAACCAGGCTCTCCGCCGCTTGCAACTCAATATCTCGTTGGTGTATTAACTGTGAACCCAAGTACGTTGTTAGGAGTTTCCCCATGTCAGTTACCATAACGGTGGGTCAACAAGGACCGCAAGGCATTCCCGGACCGGCGGGGGCGCCAATCGCGGGAGTAGTGAACGCTACTATATCGGGCATTCTTAGTGCGCTGCAAAGTTTAACCCTTTTCACAAACAACTCGGCCGTCGGAGAAATTGATTTAGATTTACCCGCCGCTCCGTTACCGTTTCAACCTCTAACATTTTCATTGCTTCTTACGGCCGCTCAAACTTTTAGTTTAGTCGCGTCGACCGGCGTTACAATTACGAATGGTTCCGATAGTTCATCGGTGGGCGGTTCGATTTCTTCAAACACGCTTGGTAATTTTGTTACGCTCGTACTGGTATCTCCGACGCAATGGGTCGTGACTTCAATAACTGGAATATGGAATCTAGCATGAAAAAGATTTTATCGGTTTCCGCACTTTTTATTCTTGGCTTATGCCAACTTGCATTTGCCACGGGGCCGACCTCGAACGGGGTGCAACAATCCGGTAGCGTAACGGCTACGCATTGCGCAATTTGGGTCGGTAAGGATAGTTTGGGAGATAGCGGTACGTCATGTACGTCCGCGCAAGGTTATCCAACTTCCGGAATTGCGGTTTCTACCGGCAGTGCATGGGGAACATCTTTACAAATCGGAACATCGGGTGCCGTCTTAGGTTTACTTAACGGAAATAACGTTTTTACCGGCAATGTAACTTTTTCAAACCCCGTTGCTGCAAGCGTTACAGGCAACGCCGCAACGGCCACGGCACTAGCAGCCGCGCCCACGGTATGCTCTGGCGGTCAATTCGCCTTGGGCATTGCTGCCAACGGTAACGCATCATGCTCGACGCCAACCGGTTCTGGCAACGTTTCCGGCCCCGGTTCCTCGACGGCAGGCTACGCGCCGCTTTGGAGCGGCACGACCGGCACGCTGCTGGCGACGGGCCTTCCTGTCGGCACATCCGGCAACAGCACGATTGTCGAAACCAATGTGAGCGGCTTAATCGCTTCCGGCATTGTTCCGACTTTGAACCAGAACACGACCGGCACGGCTGCGTCGTTCACGGGCAGCCTATCGGGCGACGTGACCGGTACGCAATCGACAACGGCCATTGCGGCAAGCACCGTTACGGGCAAAGCCCTGACCGGCTTTTCGGCTGGCGCGGGCAGCGTTACCGCAGCTGACACGATCTTGACCGCGTTCAATAAGATCGTCGGCAATATCAACGCGCTTGTTAGCGGCGTGTCGAGCGTTTTTGGCCGTACCGGCGCTGTTACGGCGCAGAGCGGCGATTACACCGTCTCGCAGGTCACGGGTGCGGCGCCTGCGGCATCACCCACCTTTACCGGCACGGCGAACTTCGCAGCCATCGGCGCGGCCGGCAACATCGCTGGCAATACATTCACGGGCGGCAACGCGACGCAGTACCACCTAGACGCCTCGGGCAACATCTCGACCAGCGGCACGGTTATCGGTGGCGCATTCACTGGGACAAGCTTCAATGGTGTCGTGCTTGGCACCAGCGGCAGCGCCACAACGTTTTTGAACGGCGCTGGTGGGTACACGACCCCGGCTGGCGGTTCCGCTACCCTAGGTACGAGTGCGGCAGCACCTTCTCCTTATTCAACTTCGAGTACTGGGACTGGTCTTTATTCGACTGGCTCTGGGCAGGTTGGTGTCACCATCGGCAGCACATCGGAAGTTTCCATCGCCTCCACGGGCATGACCTTGGCCGTTCCCTTAGCCCCAGCCAACGGCGGCACGTCGTCTACTTCAAACACTAATCTTGCCACGATGTTTGATAACGTAACTGCTCTTTTAACGCCTAAATTACGTTCATGCATCATGAACGTTGTGCAGGGCATATCGAACTGTGATGTTCTTTTCGTTGGAGATAGTACGACTGATGGAACCTGTTCCACTAATAATTGCTCAGGCGATCAGATAGAAAACTCTTATTCCTATCAGCTTGCTGCTATTTTTAACGCGGCTGGCATAAACGCCTCTACGGATTCCTTTATGGGGTTCACCGGGGTTGGGAACGACAGCCGTATCAATGTGGGATCTGATTGGAGCGATACTGGGCAATGGACGCTTGGAGGTGCCTTCGCCTCAGCATCGGCTAACACCAGCAATCCCCTGACTTTCACTCCACGACACGTTGTCGATACCTTCGTGATTTATTACATCACGATCAGTTCGAACGGCACGATGGGATACGGCATATCCGGTGCCGGGTCGAACTCAGGCACCTTCGCCACATCCGGCGTGAACGGGTATGCTACTCACACAATTACAACCACCCGTGGCATCAACACCCTCTCTATGAATTGGTCATCGGGAGGCACCGTGTTCGTTATCGGTGTCAAGGCCTATGATAGCACTCACAAAACGGTAAACTTTGTCAACGCAGGTTGGGGTAGTTCGACCTCGACTTTGTGGGCAACGGCAACTTATGCTTGGGAAGCCCCCGCAATCATTTCCAGTTTCGGCCAGGCGGCTACATTCTTCGACCTCGGCATCAACGATTGGGGCCAAAGCACGGGAACTTCCGCATTCGGCACCAATATGCAGGCACTTATGACGGATGCAGCAACGGAAGGCGACGTTATCCTTATTTCGCCGAATCCGACGGGCGTTTCGGGTGGTACCTATACGACGACTCCGGCCGTGCAGGCCACCTACGTGGCTGTTCTAAACGAGCGGGCTAACACTAATTCTGATCTCTATATTGACATCTATGATCGTTGGGTTAGCTACCTCTACAGCAACGGAACTGGCATCGGATTCTATGCTGCCTCTGGCGTGCAACTTCATCCCAATGGTATTGGATACGGGGATATCGCGAAGCTGATCTATTCGGAAATCGGTAGTCCGCATGGCTATAATGGATCACCTGTTTTTACGAACGGGGCCTTCTCCGGTAACGTCAATATTGGCACGACAACGCCGGTTGCAGGCAGCGTCCTAACTCTCTCCGGGCATGTATCCTTCGTGGGCGATACCCCGACTGTTTCGTCCTGCGGCAGCGGTTCGCTTGTGACCGGATCGACCGACAATAAGGGGCAGATATCCGGCATCACTTCGGCGACGGCATGCACTATCACATTCGCCACACCTTTACCCCCTGCTCCGGCCTGTTCATTCTCGACAAGCACGGGGATTGCAGTAGGTGGTATTCCAACCACTTCGGCGGTGACCCCAACAATGGCTTTATTCACCGGAACCTTGGGGTATCAGTGTTTCTAAAAGAAAGATAAAATGAAAGCCCACACACTCACCCTCTTTCATGTCGCAACAAATGTTCTGGCGAGCGTGCCGACAGAAAAGCATGACGTGCAGGATACTGTGATCGATGAGGACACAATGCGCGCGGATATCTACAACGCGGAGAATGGACGCTTGATCCTGTCGGCAAACCTGTACCCCCATAATCGTGCGATCAAAGAAATTCTGTTCCCAACCTGTAGGTTCCATTGATGAGCAAAATCACATCACTCGACCTGCGCGCCGTGGTTCAACACCAGATTTTCAAACGCGAGCGAACGGCTGCAAAATTCATCATCCCCGATTGCCCCGTGCGTAACGATAACCGCAGCCCCCGCGAGACGAGCTATCGCGATGCCAAGGGATTTGCGGCGCATTGCCGTGACTGGTTCCTGATGAGGCATAATCTATGAGCGCAGACCTTTACAAACGCATCCGCGCATTAGAGGATGAGCTTCTTGAAGCGAGGCAAACTATTGCTGCGTTCAAAAAAGATGCCGAAGCTTCGCATCGCCCTTGGCCTTTTAGCGTATCGCCATACGAAGGGAAAATCCTGAATCTTCTGATGAAGCGCGACCTTGTGACGCGGAATGCCATCATCATGATTATTTATAACGGCGAAGAACCCTGCGCGAACGCCATTGATACCTTTATGTATCGCATCCGTAAAAAGCTTGCGCCTTATGGCGTGGAGATAACTACCTCTCGTGGAGAGGGGTTCTGCCTAACACCGGAATATAAACGGAGACTGGACGATGTTCGCACGGCGGTCGTGCAACGCGCCGGAGCCGCGAGAACTTTAACTCTCGTAAACTGAAAGGACTGCCAATGAATAAACCATCACGCCTAGTCGCTGCGTTCGCCATGCTTGCCACCCCTGCACTTGCCGATCAGTGCGACACATACACCAAATCGCGCCTCTACAGCGTGCCTGCGCCTAATGGCGAGATGATCCCTTATTTCACCATCACAAACAAAATAGATGTTCCTAAAGAGAGCATCTGTATCTCGCTGCAACCCGCCAACGATCTGGTCAAGAGCATTCAGTTCGATGATGCCAATCCCTACTGTTTTAAGCTCGGGGCTGATGCACCGGAAGATCAGCTCATGACGCCAATTGTTACGTTTAAGGACGGCAATATCAGCGTGTTGTCCACGATGACTGTCGAAGGTGCTAAACAAGCTTTCAGCGCAATGGAATCCGACTGCCTCGGTATTCCTGATGGCCCCAAAACGCCAGCATCGTTCCGCGATCAATCACCGAAGTTCCAACCACTATAACCAAGGAGAGTAATATGTCGTTAGCTGCAATTAAGACCGATCTTGAAGCCGTTCTGGCCAAGGTCGAAGCGGAAGCCGAAACTGTTGAACAGAATGTGGTGCAAACCGTTGAAACGGCTGGCGCTGCTGCATGGGACTCAGTTGAGTCATCCTTTGACGCTGATTTGCCAGTTCTCGAAGGGCAGGCAATGGCGTTGCTGGCAGCCTTCTTAACGGGCGGTGAAGCGGCTTTGACCGCCCTACTCCCGATTGATGCTGGTATCGATGTAGTGCAGGCGAAAACGGCCCTCACGAAAGCCGTTACCGCTGGTGCAGATTCGTTGAATCCACCCGCAGCATAAAGGTCGAGAATGCTTGGCAAGCTCATCATATTTCTTGAGGGACTGTTCAGTGTTTTCCTAAAACATAAGGAAAACACAGCAGTATCCCTTGGGAAGTCTGAGGAACGTGCCGATATCGAGCAAGACGATGTGGAGGCGCTTAACCGGGAGGCCATAGCGGACGCCAATCTCCCCCAGAACAAAACGGCTATGGAAGAATTGCTGGCCAAGGGAAAGCTGGCAGTCCCCTTTATCGTCATTCTTCTGGCGTCCTGCTGCGAGGATCAAGGCACGGCCTATCCGTGCCAACAGGTTCGGCAATGGGGCATCGTCGAACAACAAAACATGCTCGCAGATTTCAGGAACTTGCCTCCGGATTCACCGTTAATCGGGGCTTTCATCGACTATTTTCGTATGCGGCAAGAAGCGCGCGCCTGCCCGGCAGAATAAAATGGTGCTTAAGAGATTTCACGTTCCCCCGTTTGATGAAGTCCCGAATGAACAATGGGAAACTCGTGACATCGCTCTGTGGGCCGCAAGGTCTGTATCTGAGCATGAACGTGTGTGCTCAGAGCGATGGGGTGTTCTCATCCGCCTCATGTGGGTTGCGCTGAGTGGTATCGGTCTTATCGCAACGGAGGTTGTGAAGGATTATCTGAGTCTGGCTGTCACCGCTCTATCCAAGGTGCATTAACATGCAATGTGGGGCCGCAGGGATAGCACTCATCAAATCTTTCGAGTCCTGCAGGCTTGAGGCATATCTCGATCAGGACGGCATTCCGACTATCGGTTGGGGGCAAACAGGGCCATTTGTCCAGATGGGAATGACCATCACTCAGGATCAAGCCGATGCATGGCTTTTACAAATGATCCAGAGCAATTCGGCTGCGATGAACCGGATGATAAGGATTGCCGTCAATCAAAATCAGTATGATGCATTAAGCAGCCTGGTCTATAACATCGGATTGGGCGATTTCTCATCCTCAAGCACTCTTGCATTGCTCAATCAGGGCGATTTCGCGGATGTTCCCTACCATATGAGCCTTTTTAACAAAATAACCGATCCAGCAACTGGACAGAAGATTGTTGATCTTGGGTTGGTACGCCGTCGCGCTGCTGAAGTATCCCTATTCAACACGCCGATAATCGCATGACCGCCGAGGTCGCCGCCTTACATGCCGCGAATCAACAATGCACGGCAGATATTGCCAACAACAACACGAAAATGTCGGACTTGAACAAACAATTACAAGATAGCCTTGCGGCTTCAAATAAGGCCATACAGGCGGCACAAATCAAAGCGGGGCAGTATGCGGCCTCCGCTAAACGAATCCTCGTCATAAAGCCCACGGGGAACGATTGCGCGGACGTTAAAATGCTTGCGGACGGGTTTTACAAATGAAAATTATAGCCCTACTTTCAATTCTCGTTCTTTGCGCCTGCGCGTCGGAACCTGTTGAGAACCCCGTAACGGTCGATACGCCGGTTGCCAAATCCTGCGAAGTCGCAACCGTGGCCGTTCCCGTGTGGCCCACTTCTTTAGTCCGGCCGACCGACACGGTATTTATTAAGGTACAAGCCGCGTTTGCCGAATTGAAATTACGCGCGGCTTATGAATTGCAATTATTGGCGGCCGCCACGGCTTGTCAAAAATAAAAAAGGCCGAGAGACGAACCCTCGGCCTTTTCGTATTTTTATTAAATTAAACCGTTGGCGTTTCAGTCGTCGGAGCAACGGCATCCACCGGATTTCCAGAAGCCGATTCCCCAACCGCATCGGCCACAGGCTCCCCCGAAGTTGCGACGGGTTCAACAACCGGCTCGGCAGGAACCTGAGCGACGGGTTCAACAGATTCAACAGGTTCAACAACCGGCTCGGCAGGAACCGGAGCGACGGGTTTGGCTTTGGCTTCGGCTCTTTTACCTTCAAGAACGGCAATCATATGGTCGTAAATTTCGACAATATCTTTACCGGTTTCTTTGGCAATCCGTTCGGCGTCTTCAAGAACTTTAATCA